GGCGCTGCGACGAAGTCAGCGCAGGAGGCTGACGTGCGCCTGCTGGCGAACCACACCGGCCTGCCGCTGGCTCGCAGCAAGTCCGGCACGCTGGAGCTGTCCTCGGACGACATCGGCCTGAAGGTCCGGGCGACGCTCGACCCGAGCAACCCTGCGGCGCAGGAAGTGCGCTCAGCGATGGAGCGCGGCGACGTGGATCAGATGAGCTTCGCCTTCCGGGTCGTGCGGGACCAGTGGAACGCCGATTACTCGGAGCGCACCATCTCCGAGGTGAAGCTGTTCGACGTGAGCGTGGTGACCTACCCGGCGAACCCGGCCACGGTCGTGAAGCTGCGGGCCGACGACCAGCCGGCCGAGGACGCTGCCGACGAGGCACCCAAGGCGTCCGGCCGCAGCGTGGCGCAGGCTCGCCGCCAGGCGAGTGTCGATGCCGCCAAGCGACGCAGGTAGGCTGTACGCAAGGACTGCGCCGACGATCGGCCGCTGATCCCGCCGGAGCCGACGAAGGCCACCACGGGACCAGCACCGAGAGGTCACCCGGTCGATCCCAATCCGATCTTCAACCTGTGAGGTTCACCATGCTGGAGCAGATCCGCTCCCTGATCGCCAAGGCGCTCGACGACCGTGACGCCGCGGCCGAGGCCGTCGAGGCCATCCTGACCATCGCCGAGACCGAGGGCCGCTCCGAGCTGTCCGACGACGAGGCCACCAAGTTCGACGCCGCCCGCGCCGAGCTCCGCAGCATCGACGAGCGCATCGACGAGCTGACCGCTCGCGAGGCCGAGCTGGTCGAGCTCGAGGAGCGCAAGGCGAAGGCCGACGAGGCCCGCAAGGCCATCGGCGTGCCGACCGTCCGGGTCGGGCGCGAGGAGCCGACCTACCGGGCCGGTGGCGAGCACTCGTTCCTGCAGGACGCCTTCCGGGCGCAGTTCACCAACGACTCGGCTGCGGCCGAGCGGGTGGAGCGTGCCCGGCGCGAGGCGCTCGCCGAGTACCGGTCCACCACCGGCAACTACGGCGCACTCGTCGTCCCGCAGTACCTGACCGAGCTGTACGCCTCCAACCTGGAGTCGGGTCGGCCGTTCCTCTCGAACGTGACCTCGCTGCCCCTGCCGGACGCCGGCATGAGCATCGAGATCCCGCGGGGCACGACCTCCTCGACGGTGGCCGCCCAGGAGACGCAGAACACCGGCGTGTCCAACACCACAATCGTGACCGACACGCTCAGCGTGCCGGTGCGGACCTTCGCCGGTCAGCAGGTCGTGTCCCGGCAGGCCGTCGAGCGTGGGACCGGCATCGCCGACATCATCCTCGCCGACCTGTTCGCCGAGTACGCCACGAAGACGAACGTCTCGGCGATCTCCGGCGACGGCTCCGGTGGCGGCCACTACGGCATCCTGAACACCACGTCGGTCCAGACCGCAGCGTGGACCGGGACCACCGGTGCGTCGCTCGTCTCGGCGATCCACAACGCCGTCGGCAAGGTCAACGCGAGCCGGTTCGCCGCTGCGAACCTCATCGTGATGCACCCCCGCCGGTGGGCGTGGCTCTGCGCCTCCTCCGACACGTCGCAGCGGCCGCTGGTCCAGATCGACGGTCCCGGCTTCAACGCCGTGGGCAACGGTGCGGCGGCGGGCTACGGCGTCGTCGGTTCGATGGTCGGCATCCCGGTCGTCACCGACGCCGGCATCCCGACCAACCTCGGTGCGTCCACCGACGAGGACCGGATCATCGTCACCCGGCGTGAGGACGTGCTCCACATGGAGGACGCCTCGGCTCCGGTCGGCCTCACCTTCGAGGAGGTCCTCGGGGACCAGCTGTCGGTCCGCATGGTCACCTACGGGTTCTCGGCCTTCACCGCCGGTCGCTACCCGGTCGCCACGTGCAACCTCCAGGGCACGGGCTTCAAGCAGGTGCTCAGCTGATCAGCTAGCCTCAGCGCACTGCCACGGCGTCAGGCCGGGTTGCCTTCGGGTGACCCGGCCTTCGTCGTTGTCCTGCTAACCTGCGCGGCATCACAGGAGGGACCATGCACGACCATCCCGGCAAGGCGCTGCTCGCATTCCCGAGCACCGGCCATGACATCTCCACCCGATTCCTGCGCAGCTACGTCGAGCTGGACGTGTTCGACCGGGAGCGTGCGGTGCAGGTGTGGGAGGCGCTCGGCGCACCCGAGTCGCCGACGCCGGTCGACCTGCGGCTGTTGCACAACTACGTGGCGATCGAGGCGTCCGGCAACCTGGCCAAGGCGCGCAACCGACTCGTCGTCGAGTTCCTCGACAACCACCCGGAGTGCGAGTGGCTGTGGTTCTGCGACACCGACATGGTCTTCCAGCCGGACACGCTGCACCGAATGATCGCTCGAGCACGTGAGTGCGACGTGAAGATCCTCGGGGCGCTCTGCGTGATCGTCACGGCCGAGGGTGCGGTGCCGACGATGTTCATTCCTGACGACGATGCGATCACGCACGTGATGCTCGACTACGAGGACAACCAGGTCGTGGAGCTGGCGGCCACCGGCACCGGCTGCCTGCTGGTGCACCGGGACGTGCTCGAGGACATGCGCCTGAAGTGTGGCGGGTCGATCCACTCGTGGTTCGGATACGACCAGTTCACGACCGACGCCGGCGAGTGGGAGCTGGGCGAGGACGTGTCCTTCTGCCTGCGTGCACGTGAGGCCGGGTGGAAGGTGTACGTAGACACGACCATGCACGTCGGCCATCACAAGGGTCCTCGCGTCTATGTACCTGAGGACGTGCGGACCAACCCGGTCCCGCAGGACTACTTCATGGGCGACGGCAGCGCACGGCGGGACATCGCCGACTGATGCAGTTCCGACCCGGTCCCGACGCCGCTCGCTACCTGCTGGCCGGTGATGGCAAGCCGGTGGCGTTCCCATTCAACGTGCGATGGCTACTGCCCTCTGTCTGCGGCACCGATGTTGCGGCATGGTGGGTCGTGTGGGGACTCTCGTGGCCGGTCTTGGGCGTCTCGGTCGCTCTGTGGGCGCGTGGCATGGACGCCTCATGGCCGGTCGCTGTCGCTGCTGCAGTGTTCGTCCTGGCGCTGCCGGGCGTGATGCAGCCGCAGTCGACGTGGCCGGTGGGCGTCGACCTCCCGGCGATGGCGATGTCGGCGGCTTCGGCGGCGTGCTTCGTGCATGGCAACTGGCTGCTGGCGTTCGCGTTCGCTGTTTGGGCCGTCGGGATCAAGGAACAGGCTCCGATCTGGATCGCACTGTGGGTGTGGTCGCCATGGCCGCTGGTCGTGCTGCCGGTGGCGCTGATCGCCTACTTCGTGCGCCGACCGCAGATCGACCCGGTCACCGCCACGCCGCTACTGCGCCGGGTGCACGACCATCCGGTCCGCTCAGCGTTCGAGCATCGTGCGCAGGCCGGTGGCTGGCGCAACTTCTGGCTCATGGTGGCACCGTGGTCGGTGGGCGTTGCGGCGCTGCTGGAGCCGTCGTGGCAGCTCCTGGCGGCGCTCGCAGTCGGCTACGCAGCGCTCCTCGTGGCGACCGACACGGTCCGGGTGTACCAGCCGCCGGCTGCGCCTGTGGTGGCCCTCGCAGCGTGCAGCGTGATCCCTGAGCCGTGGCTGCCGCTGGCCCTGCTGCCGGTGGTCTTCTTCTGGCGTCCTCCGGTGACCGGGTGAGACTGTCGGTCGTCATCCCGACCATCGGCCGGGAGACCCTCGAGCGTGCGGTTGCATCCGCTGCAGCGTGTGCGGACGAAGTGATCGTGGTGGCAGACGGCCATCCCGAGGTCAATGCGGACCTGCATGTCGACTTGGGCGCACCGGGCCTGGTCCGCAACGCCGGCGCTGAGATCGCCACCGGCGACTGGGTCGGGTTCCTCGACGACGACGACGTGCTGGTCCCGGACGCCTACCGGGCCAACTGGCTGCCGCACCCAGCTGCGGACATGGTCGTCCACCCGATGTTCCACCCGGACCTCGGGCCGGTGCCACGACCGGGCAGCGATCCGATCGTGCACGGCAACGTGGGGATCAGCTTCACAGTGAAGCGTAAGATGTTCCTACAGCAGCCGATGTTGCCGGGTCCACCGCACTGCGCCTCGATCGAGGACTACGAGTACGTGCGGCGGTTCGTCGACCTCGGCAGGATCGTGGTGATGGCGCAGACCATCGCCTACATCGTGAGACCGGAGATGCACCGATGGCCGTCGTGAACGGGTACCTGACCACGAGCGAGGCGCAGTCCTACATCGGCATGTCCGCCGGCACCGACACCGCCGAGCTCGACGACGTGATCACGTCGGTTTCCCGCATGATCGACCGCTTCTGCGGGCGGCACTTTTTCCAGGCGACCTCGACCGCCAAGTTCTTCGACTGCGAGCCGGACCAGGAGACGCTGACCTTCGGTCCCTACGGCGACCTCGTCACCGCCACAGAGGTGGCCTACGACGACAACGACGACGGGACCTTCGAGTCGACGCTGTCGGCCGGTGCATACCAGCTGACCCCGCAGGGTGCCACGACCCGAGGCCCGATCTCGGAGCCGTTCACCGGCCTGCGGGTCCTGTCCGGGATCAGCCTGCCGCTCGCACCTGCAGCGTCCGGCAGGACCGGCCTGGTGCGTGTCACCGGGACCTGGGGCTGGCCGGCGGTGCCGACCGAGGTCAAGCAGGCTGCACGCATCCTCGTGGCCGAGGTCTACAAGCTGTCCGACGCGCCTCTGGGCGTGGTCGCCGGGTTCAGCGAGTTCGGAGTGGTGCGGGTTTCACGCCAGATGCCTGCACGTGCGATCCAGCTCCTGCAGCCGTACCGCCATCCCGCCAACATCGGGTTCGCCTGATGGCTGCCACGCTCGGCGAGCTGCGTGCGGCGCTGGCCTCGGTCCTCGAGGATGCGCTGCCGGCATGGAACATCTACCGGCTGCCACCCGACGACGTGCAGCCGCCATCCATCGTCATCGGCGGGTTCCAGGTCGACACCGCCACGTTCGGGGACACCAGCGGCCGGGTCGGTGCCGATCTGCAGCTGATCGTGTCCCGCCGCCACGTCGACCAGGTCAATGCGCTCGACGA